GTCCCGATATCCGTTAACTATCCGTTTTTCTTCAAACCGATCCAAGATGGTATGGATCGTCCTAAAACCGAACTGGCATACAGAGTTCCGGCATCTAAACTTACACGTAGAAAACTGGAAACAAATGAACAGTTACAAGAACTTGAAGGATTAGATACTACAATAGATTGGAAAAATACGGGGGACAACTCTTACGATGGTGAGAAATTAAAAATACTAGCACACGATGAAAGTGGAAAATGGGAAAGACCGGACAATATATTAAACAACTGGAGAGTTACAAAAACTACACTAAGACTAGGATCAAGGATCGTAGGCAAGTGTATGATGGGCTCAACTTCAAACGCATTAGATAAAGGTGGAGACAACTTCAAAAAATTATACTACAATTCAGACGTTACAACAAGAAATAGAAACGGACAAACGAGTTCTGGCCTCTACTCTCTTTTCATCCCTATGGAATGGAACTACGAAGGATTCATGGATACTTTTGGACTTCCTGTATTCCTTACGCCAAGAAATCCAATCCAAACAATCCAGGGTGGCAAAGTTACAAGAGGAGTCATAGATCATTGGGAAAATGAAGTTGATGGATTAAAACATGATCAAGATAGTTTAAACGAATATTATAGACAATTCCCACGAACTGAAGAACACGCTTTTAGAGACGAGACTAAAAACTCTTTATTTAATCTTACTAGAATTTATCAACAAATAGATTACAACGAAGAGATTAATAATAAAACATCTATCACCCAAGGAAGTTTTATGTGGGAGAATGGAATTAAAGATAGTAGAGTTATATTTTTACCTAATAAAAATGGGAGATTCTACATCTCATGGGTTCCACCTAAAAATCTTCAAAATAGAGTGATATTAAAGAATGGTATTAAATATCCAGGAAATGAACACATTGGAGCGTTTGGATGTGATAGTTATGACATAAGTGGAACAGTTGACGGTAGAGGTTCTAATGGAGCTTTACATGGATTAACTAAATTTTCAATGGAAGACGCACCACCGAATCATTTCTTTTTAGAATACATAGCTAGACCACAAACAGCAGAAATATTTTTTGAGGAAATATTAATGGCTTTGATTTTTTATGGCATGCCGATATTGGCTGAGAATAATAAACCAAGATTATTATACTATATAAGAAGACGTGGATATAGAGGTTTTAGCATGAATCGCCCTGATAAAATCTGGAACAAACTATCTCCCGCAGAAAGAGAAGTAGGTGGTATACCTAATACTAGTCAAGATATTAAACAAGCACATGCTGCCGCAATTGAATATTATATTGAAAACTATGTAGGAGAAGTAGGAGAAGAGTATGGAGATATGTATTTTAACAAAACGTTAAATGATTGGAGTCGATTTAATATAAATGATAGAACAAAACATGATGCATCTATTAGCTCTGGCTTAGCTATAATGGCATGTAATAAAAATAAGTATCGACCGAATCAAGAAAGAATTAAAAAAGATATTCACTTAGGAATAAGAAGATATAATAATGAAGGATCTATTTCACAAATAATTAAATAAATGAAGATTACAAACACTTACAGTAGCTTTCCAGATCAGGTAGTACCTGACGAGGTTAAGAACAGTTGGGATTATGGTAAAAAAGTCGCGAAAGCAATTGAAGGGGATTGGTTTAGTGGAACTAGATCAGGAGTAGAGAATAGATGGAATACTAATTTTAACAATTTTAGAATGCGTAGGTTATACGCGAGAGCTGAACAACCTGTTCAAAAATATAAAGATGAGTTAGCTATTAACGGCGATTTATCTTATTTAAATCTAGATTGGAAACCTGTACCTATTATACCTAAGTTTGTAGATATTGTTGTAAATGGAATGGATGATAAGCTTTATGATGTTAAAGCTTTTGCTCAAGATCCAGAATCTAGAAGAGTAAGATCTAAATATGCAGAGGATATATTAAGAGATATGCAAGCAAAAGAATTCTTACTAAATCTTAAAGATGCGGTTGGGTTAGATTTATTTAATAGTGATGATCCTGAAGCATTGCCTGAAAATAAAGAAGAATTAGATCTGCATATGCAACTTTCATATAAACAAGCTAGTGAAATTGCTTGTGAAGAGGCTATTAATAACACTTTAGAATTCAACAAATATGATTTAACTAAACGTAGAGTTATTGAAGATTTAGTGGTGTTAGGAATGGGAGCTTGTAAAACAAACTTCAATGAAGCAGAAGGGGTTACTGTTGATTACGTTGATCCATCTCGTTTAGTATATTCTTATACTGAAGATCCTAACTTTGAAGACATGTGGTATGTTGGAGAAGTTAAAGCTATTACATTAGCAGAGATTAAAAAAGAATTTCCTCATCTAACAGATTCTGACTTAGAAAGATTACAACGTTATCAAGGTAATAGTAACTTCTTATATAATTGGAATGGAAGAAATGATGGGAATTCTATTTATGTCTTATACTTTGAATATAAAACTTACAGTGATCAAGTTTTTAAAATAAAGAAAACTGCTACTGGATTAGAGAAATCTTTAGAAAAACCAGATACATTTAATCCACCAACAAATGAAAATTTTGATAGAATAGGAAGATCTATTGAAGTATTATATAGTGGAGCTAAAGTATTAGGTTATGACGAAATGCTTAAATGGGAATTAGCAAAAAATATGACTAGACCTAAATCTAATCTAGTTAAAGTTAATATGAATTATAACATCTGTGCTCCTAAACTATACATGGGTAGAATAGAGAGTTTAGTAAGTCGAATGATGGGATTTGCAGATATGATTCAATTAACCCATTTAAAAATTCAACAAGTAATTTCCAAGATAATTCCGGATGGAGTATATTTAGATGTAGATGGATTGGCAGAAGTAGACTTAGGTAATGGTACAAGTTACAATGCTAAAGAAGCTTTAAATATGTATTTTCAAACTGGTAGTATTCTAGGTCGTTCTATGACGATGGAAGGAGATCCAAATCCAGGAAGAATACCAATTCAAGAATTACAATCTAGTTCGGGAGGAAATAAAGTTCAATCATTAATATCTACATATCAGTATTATTTACAAATGATAAGAGATGTAACGGGATTAAACGAGGCTAGAGACGGATCTATGCCTAATTCTGACTCATTAGTAGGATTACAAAAACTAGCCGCGGCTAATTCCAATACAGCAACTAAACATATTTTAAATTCTTATTTATATCTAACTATTAGAACATGTGAGAATATTGTCTTAAGAACATCTGATTCTATTGAATACGCTTTAACTAATGAAGCATTAAAAAATAGTATTTCTACTTGGAACGTAGGACAATTAGAGGACTTACAAGACATGCATTTATATGACTTCGGTATATTCTTTGATTTAGTACCTGATGAGCAAGAAAAACAACAATTAGAAAATAATATTCAAGCTGCGATTCAACAAGGTAGCATCAATCTTGAAGATGCAATAGACATTAGATCTATCAACAACTTGAAGTTAGCTAATCAAATGATTAAGCTAAAACGTAAGCAAGCTGCAGAAGCTGCTCAAGCTGCTAATGAAGCTAACATTGCTGCTCAAGGCGCTGCTAATGCACAAGCTAGTGAAGCAGCAGCTATGGCGGAAGTACAGAAGAAGCAAGCTACTATGGATGTTGAACTTAAAGTTGCTAAAGGTAAATCTCAGTATGAAATTGAACGAATGCGTGTTGAAGCTCAAATTAAAAGAGAGTTAATGGAATTAGAGTTTAATTACAACATGCAATTAGGTCAACAAAAGATAAATAGAGAAGCTGACAGAGAAAAAGATATAGAAGAACGTAAAGATAAAAGAGCAAGAATTGTAGGTACTCAACAGAGTGCGATTGCCAATCAAAAACAAAAAGAAGGAGATGCGATTGATTTTGAAAACCCAACGGTTCAAGAAGACTTAGAAGATCCACTACAAGGTATTTTAGGTTAATCGTAAATTAATAATTTATATTATATTATATTATGGAAAAAGGAAAAGTAGAAGAAGAAGGTACTTTTAAAATTAAAAAGAAAGTTAAAAGACCTAAAAAACTTCAAGTAAAAGAAAAAGAAATAATCAAACTTGATTTAAATAAAAAGGAAGATGCCGTTCAAGAGCAAAAAACAAAGGAACCTGTGTTACAGTCTGATGCACCAAGTGAACCGAAAAAAGAAGAGGTCAAAGTGGAATTGCAAGAAGTGGGATCAACACACACAGAACCTGAACAACCTCCCACAGAAATTAAAGAAGAAGTAACAGTTATTAACGAAACACCTAGAGAAAAAGTTGAAACTAAAAAATTCGATGAAGCTCCTACAGCTCCAAAGATAACTCTACCTGAAAACGTGGAGAAGTTAGTTAACTTTATGAAAGATACCGGGGGAACTGTTGAAGACTATGTTACTCTTAATAAAGATTATTCACAATACGATGATAGTCTTTTAGTGAAAGAATATTATAAAAAAACTAGACCACATTTATCAGATGAAGAAGTTAATTTTATCATGGAAGATAACTTTACTTATGATGAAGAAGTGGATGAAGAAAGATTTGTAAAAAAGCAAAAGCTTAAATACAAAGAAGAAATTGCAAAAGCCCGAGGGTTTCTGGATGAAATGAAAAGTAGATACTATGATGAAATCAAGTTGAGACCATCTTCTACTAACGAACAACAGAAAGCTATGGATTTTTTCAATAGATATAACGAGGAACAATCATCCTTGCAGGAAAAGAGAAACGCGTTTGTAAATAATACAAAAACTTATTTCCAAGACGAATTCGAAGGTTTCGATTTTGAAGTTGGAGAAAAGAAGTTTAAGTATAAAGTTTCCAATCCTTATGATATAGCAGACAATCAAACTGATATTAACAAGTTTACTAACCAGTTTATGGATAAAAACGGTAATATTGTTGATTATGAAGGCTATCATAAAGCTCTTTACGCTGCAAGAAACGCTGATCGTATTGCACAACATTTTTATGAGCAAGGCAAAGCTGATGCTACTAGAAATATAGTTCAAACTTCCAAAAACATTAACCAAACTCCAAGGTCGGGTGAACAGGGTGAGGTAATGCCTAATGGATGGAGAGTTAGAGCAGTCAATGGCGTGGATTCAACCAAGTTAAAAATAAAAAGTAAAAATAAATAAAATATAAACTATGGCGTTTGTAAATGGCGGGTCGTTTCCCGCATCAATTATCCCGATGCCTCAGCAAATTACTGTTCAAGACAATTATATTGACTTTAACAA